AAAGCGTGGTTACAGGCATATCCAAAAATTGCTGAGTGGCATAAAGAATGTCGCAACCGCGTGGATCGAGGTGAAGCTGTCAGGATGGTTGATGGCCGTCGTCGTTTTCTACACGGTGAAGCTGCAAAACATACAACATTCGCCAACAACACAGTCCAAGGATCATGCGCTTCAGTCGTCAAATTAGCAATGACGGTCATTTATGACCGGCTACCGGGTATTGATAAAACTGCACGATTGATTGCACAAATCCATGATGAGGTCGTGATCGAATGTGAACGCGATAAGGCCGAAAAAGTACTCGAAATGGCTAGAAAAGTGATGGAAGAGGCAGGAAAAGAGATATTCGGCGATGAAATAGCCCTCATCGCGGAAGGTAGCTACGGCGAAAGTTGGGGTGACGCGAAATGAGTATCCAAAAATATCAAATTAATGATCGAGTTAAACGCCCCAATAAAAACAACTGCTTTACTGATCCCAGAAAGCGTAATCAATTACTGGAAGAACACAATATTATTAAGTGTCGGTATGGAACAATTATCGACGTTGAACTTAAAAAGATTAGAGGGAATCGAACCGCTTATTATTACTCGGTTAAATGGGATGACTCAAGAGATATAGCAATTCATGGAAGTAACACACTAAAACCTGCGGAGGAAGTATGAAACAGCCTGCAAACACATCAATGCCACCATGCCCTTACTGCGGGTATCCAACAACTAGAGTGATTTTTACTCGCAAAGACCCCGAAGCAGTAACAGTAAGACGAAGACAATGTAAAAGATGTGATTTTAGGTTTTATACAACACAGGTGTTAGCCCCGCCCGAAGTTGTTGTAGATAAGAAGAGGCTCTCGTTTAGAAGAGATATATGGGGTGATGAGTACATGATAATAGCTGATTCTTAACGAGACCTTAAACCGATTTAGTCCGAGACCCTATTGCGCTAGAAACATTTTGATCAGTGTCTTTTTGCTGTAATGGGTTCGAGTACCGGCCAAATTCTGCAATTTCTTACAGGTTAATTGATGAAGGCCGTTGACATAACCAGTCCACGGATCAGGTGAGCGATAAACAAAAGGCCGACCAATTGCGTCTAAGAGTTTCACCTATTAAAGTTGTAACTACTTAGCTAGGTTAGCTTCTGTTGGAAGAGTCACCAAGAGCAATAGTATTAAGGATGCTCAGAAAGTCAGTTAGCTTGGCGACGGCTGGCGAAATTCACAGGGCTGTGGACTTCTTAGAAGGTGCCAGAAAAATTAGGAAGGGTAAGAGTAAATTTAGAAACACAAAAAGAAGAACTAAGTATGTACCAGAGGTAACATTGAGAGATTTATAAAGTATAAAAAGTATTAGGAGTAATTACGTACGTAGACATTCCTATACGAGCTAGTTAATTTAGTTTTACTTTGACTTCCCTCCCATACAAAAGTATGAAAAGAGTAACTATAAACATGCAGGATATATGCCACCACAAGCTTTCTGTATTTGCTGCATATACACAAAAAAGTATTAACGAAGTAGTGTTAGAGGCACTTAAAGAGCATGTAACAAAACACCCTAGATATGAAATAATCGCTAAAGATTTACTACAGTCCACAGACAATGAATGTTGTGATAAAGGTACTTAGCTTTATTTTTTATATAGCTAACTAATAGTTTTTGTGTCTATTGGAGATGTTCTTATATCTTTAATCGAAGATTACAAAAAAGCTAAATCCGCAGCTCCACCTCAGTCACACCTTTTGGGTTTGCCACCGCCTTCACAACGAATTCGAGATAAATCTCGCGGAGGCGGTTGTCATCGAGACTCAAAGCGTGTTTCCAAAAAGAAGGCTCGGACATCAACTTCGCACGTTCTTTCAAAATAGGTGACTCATTTAATAGTAGAGCTGTCATCTTTTCCTTCTTCCTTTTAATAGCTTCCTTTAAATCAGGATCATCTAATTTGGTCAACATATCTATTTCATTCCTAAGTTTCCCTACCTCTAAAGGTTCTGTCTCGGTCTTAGATGCTAACTGTTTTGATCGTTTTGCTAAAGCTGCGTTAATCGCATCAACAATCATTGCATGATTGACTCTTTTGGCATGATGAACACACTTAAAAGTATTGCAGCGCATATTTAAAGTATGAGTTTCTTTGACCCGGCTGGAATAAGCAAGTCTATTTCCGCACTCAGAACAAAAACATATACCTGACAGAAGCTTGGGTTTCATTTTTGTATTAGCTCCCCAGAGAGTTGTATTAAACTCTAAAACCCGTTCAATCGCGAACCAATCCTCATGTTTAATCAACGGTTCATGCAAACCCCATACAACTTTTTTAAAACTGTATTTGTGATCTGAGCCAAAACCAATACCTCCACGTAGAAAAGGATTAGTCAACCAAGCGCGAACACTGCTAGAGGTTTTTAAAGGAATATCATTAAACTCTTTAACTGTCTTACCAAACCGGTATCCCTGTTCACGTAAACGCTCTAGGAATAATTTTGCTTTCTCTCCTTCAATTGGATGCAGCTCAATCGCATCTTTATCCCCCTTCTTCACTTTGTGATAGCCCCACGGAATACGGGTTCTTGGAATTTTTCCGTCTTTCCATCTCTGATCAAGAGCCTTTTTAATCCGCATACTCAACATCTTGCTTTCCATTTCGGCAAGACTGGTAGAAATACGAGCCATTAGAAACCCCGCTGGCGACTCGGTGTCCACTAGGCCGGTATCTATTGTTCTAATTGCGACTCTCTTTTTTGACGCTAAAACCAGCGCAGCATCGACAAAAGTAGCGTCTCTACCCAACCGGTCATACCTAGTAACGACGATTTCTTTAATCGCTCTTTTATCAATTAATTGAAGTAACTGGTTAAAAGCCTTTCTACCATTAGACCTACCACTCTCAACATCGGTATATATCTTCTCTACACCCGCAGCCTTTAACCTATTTTTCTGTGTTTCTAAGGCACTTAACTGTTCTCCGTTTTTTGTGCTGACCCTTGCGTAACCGACGATCTGGGGAATTGAGTTGTTTGACATTACATAAGAGTAAGCTAATGTACCTAAGTAATTACATAAAAGATATTAATTTATTGCCTTCAGTCCAACTAATCATTTGATTACTTGCATACAAGGCAACGAGAAAAATCTTAGTAATTACGTATGTTTCACATTACTAGATAAATAACGTGACCGCAAAAAACTTAGAAGATTCTTTCTCTAAAGAGCTTTGGAATTTGAAGAACAATCGTTCAGGTTATGTAAATAACCAAGATATTATCGAACACATGAACCTACAAATTCACACAATTCAAGATTTAGCGCAGCGAGCTTCAGAAAAACTTGATGAATTTTCTGATAGAGGAGTATTTAAAGGGAACTTATATGATGGAGTTAATGGAGATGAAGGATTTCTAAAAATTATTGAGGGAAGAATGGTTGAAGTGGTACAACTTATTGAAAAACGAAGTATGGTTCTTGAATCTAGACAGTCGCAAGATGAACTCGGGTAAGGAAAAGGAATCAAAAAGTGAAGATGAGAAATTTAAGGAGAAAGTCAAAGATATTTTCCTTCAATTAACTGAGGAGCATGATCGCCATAAACAACAGCTCCATCGCAAGACCTCCGACGAACCTGAAAAAGACCAACCTAATTGAAGTTTGCTAGAGTAGATGAGTAATTACCTATCTAAGGAATGGATGACTACAAAGAAGTATCCCAAGAAAAAGAAGAAAAAGACGACGAAGAAAAACCGTCTCTGTTAGCCAATCTCTTTTGCAGCATTATCATGTGTTGGTGTTTGGGGGTCATATCATATTCATACTTGTCAACTAACACTACCCGAGTCATAGATACGACTTTTGCAGCGGGTTTATTATCGCAAGTCCTTTCGACCGTGACCGGAATCAAGACTAAAAAACCCGGCAATGGTAAAGCTAAAGACAACAACAAGCCTCGTAAAGATCCTATAACCGGTAAAAACATTGGGCCAGATGGCCGTCTAGAAAAATGAGACATCTACTTCTTCTCCCACTAGTATTTATCCTTTCTCCTGCGAGAGCCGACATCACTCACACTATGCAAAACGTAGTCAGTGTAAGTACTGTTGGAGCTAGTGCAGTTATTAATCGTGTTGGTAGTTCACTCAATTTACAAGGGACAAATGTAACGCCTTCGAGTGGTGATACATCTGGAGCCTTGGGTACTCTTGATCTTAGTGATTTAACCTCTGGTGTTCCTTCAGTAGAAGCTGATACTACTTATGCCGTAACTGATAGCGGTAGTGCGTGGTCGGTACAAGAAACCCTTGTAGTTGGTGATTCAATCCCCGACCTTTTAAGTGGAACCGTAACGAACGGCGTAGTTAGCGCATTACCTCTTTTTGGTAGCTCCGAAGTAACTTCTGGAGGTGATCCGGGTTCTGTCAGCGTTACTTTAGATAGCACAGGAGGCGGAGTTACTCTTACAGATATGGGTGCTGGAACTACTGCTGTTCTCCAATCTACAATTACTCTCGAAATTGACTAATGAAATGGTTGT